ATTTGAGATATTAATTTCGAATGAAATTCACTTAAAGAATTATCACATTATAATATTAGTAATTTATCAAATTGATAAATTTTAACAATTTATTTTATTAACGATTTGTCAAAATGATCAAAATTGAGAACAAGAGGATCATGGATTTTTGCAAAAAACACCCCACATTTGAGCCAGAGGCTATACTACTTTCATTTATAAACTTTGTTGAAGAAAATTTCAATAATGTTATACCAAGTCTTGACTCAAGCCTTGCATCTCAGATACTTGATAAATTAAATAAACTTGACAACAAGGTACATGGGATCGATACAACACTTAATATTAAACAAAATGAATACTTTAATAAATCAAATGAAATTAAAAAAGAATACATTGACGATATTAGAAATATGCTAAGCTTGAACAACACTGAAAAAATTGTACCGATCATAAAAGAATATAACGAATCATTTGTCAATAAACTCTCGTTGTTATTTAAAGAAATTATACCAAATGAACAACAAACTCAAACAAATCAGTTAAGTTTTATTCTAAAGAACATTGAACAAACAGTTGTAATTGAAATGAACAAGGGAATAACTCAAAAATCAATCGACTCCATGCTTTTAAATATTGAACAAAAATTTGCAAATATACTTACACACTCGGAACAAAAAATTAGTAATGTGCTTTCGGCTGTTACTGAAAATAAAAAAGAAGAACAAATTGTTCATAATAAAATAGATCTAATGCTAACAAAACTTAATAATACAAACAAAGGAAAAATTAGTGAAAATCTACTTAACTTTAATCTACAAGCAATTTACCCAACTGCTGAAATTTTAAATAAAGCAAATACTCCACACTCTGGGGATTTCTGGATTATAAGAAAAGATAAACCAGATATACTCGTAGAAAATAAAAATTACGATAACCGTGTATATACAGATGAAATACAAAAGTTTATTGATGATATAAATAATAACAATATGTGTGGAATTATGATCTCGCAAAAAAGTACGATAGTTCATAGAGAAAACTATGAAATTGAAATACATAATGGAAATGTAGCTGTATATATCCATGAATGTAACTACGATCCCTATAAAATTAAAATTGCTGTACAGATCATAGATACACTCAAACTTAAAATTGAAAAACAAAAAATTGAAAACGGTACAACCATTACTATTGAAAAAGAAACACTCGAGCGTATTAACAGGGAATTTCAACTTTTTAATATAAAGAAAACGCAACATATTGCAGAAATTAAAAACATGTACGATACACTCACAAAATCGGCTGAGGAAATGGATCTTGAATCACTTGATAATTTACTTGAAAATCAAGGACTGCTCACTAATGTAAAGAAATTTATTTGCAGTAATTGTCCAAGAACATTTAAGACACAAAAGGGTCTGGATACTCATGAAAGAGTATGTGATGGTCAAATCAAACTCAATAAAAAACAATGGAAGTGCCCTCATTGTGAGGAAATTAAACCCACCCATAAGGGTATAAGAACACATTGCATCAAAAAACACAAAATAGACATTGGTGAAAAAAATGATGACACCTGTTCTGAAACATCAGAAGAAATGTAAAAAACTAAAATTGGTTTCATGGAATTTTTAATTAAGGTTCCATGAAAATAATTTTAAACAACTTGTGCAGCATTAGCCAACGCTGCTTTGGCCAAGCGCTTTTCCTTGAGGATCTCCTTATGCTGTTCGTAGTACTTCTTGTTCTTGTTAGTTCTCTGCTCACGATGGTTCTTTTCGTAGTTCTTACGACTTAGGCGGCGACGCTCTTCAACAGGAACTTCTGGTTCAAATACCAATTTAGCCACTGGTTTTACAACTGGGGGGTCAGATTTTAATGATTGTTCAAGTAACCTTTTTGTTTCTGGATCTGAACAAATAAGACCGTCTCCGTAATAAATACGATACTCTTTTAAATACTTCATAAGCAAACGTTCAAGAACTACAACATCGTCGGAACTATCAAGCTTATGGATACCAACACTAAATTCAATACCGTTCATTAATTCGATATATTTAAAAAGTTCCATATAATCCTTATGATAACGTATATGGTTTTTAAATTTAGAATAACAAGAACGCTTGTCATATATCACACTTTGGATCTGTTCATAATGTGTTGTACCTATCCATACCCTGGGATATTTATTAATTCCAACAACTTGAAAAGATAAACTTGGAAATCCGGTGTGTTTTATACTTTCTGGAATTTTTATTGTTTCATTGCAAACATACATTAAAAAAATGTTAGTTGTCATTTTTATTTAAAAAATTTGTTTCTTTATATCGATTTTCATAACGGTGTCGGGCTCAAATTAGTAATTTATTGCATTTTTCAAACGAAGTCGTATTAACATAAATCTTAATTTTATGTACCAAAAGGGCATCGATAATTGCCCCCACACACCGGGGTATCATAAAAAGTACCCTGTATTAAGACCACCTGGCAAATCTCGTGGGGTGGGGATAATATGGACTACCGATTTTTAAAATCCATGGTAACTCCCTTCATAAAATAACCAACGTTAAAAAATGAAAATACCCCGCCAAGTGGTATTCTTAAAATTTCATTATTCATACGTCTTTACCAGACACCATTAAAATCAAATGTGTCTTATAGAACCATGGATGTCTTGTAAAATTGGTGATATATGATACAATAACAGAAAATTTTAGCCAGAACACAAAACTATTGTATATACAGAAATAAAGAAGTTGGAATAACACACTCATTGCTAATTTAAGCCTACTGCATTTCTAAAAAGTGATTAAGGGACCTTTATTCCATTAAGTTAAATTTCCTATTCTATTAATTTTTCTTTTTAGACAATAAATAAAGAAGGATTAATAACACTTAATTTGTAGTTTCTCTAATTTAAATTTAAAAAAAAATAATAGAAGAGAACTTATGTACCAACTACGATATCTATTATAATGAATAAATACGATAATTGCAATAATTTTTTCAATAGGATTTATGCCAGGTAAAAAAAACACCTGCCAGGAAAATACCCGTTCTTTAAGTATTTTTAAGACCTTTTCGAAGGAAATTTATAGCAGCGCCAGGTGATTGGTGAGGTGATATTTGACTCACCGGGTGTAACGAACCAACCTGACGGGTCCATCGGTGGCGATAAATATTAATCTAACCAATTAATCATACATCGGTTAATAAATCCCACCAAATAACGCGGCAGCCGAACGGAAATTTTTTATTCAGGTGGTTTGGTTAAAGCACAAGTCGTTTCTTCTTAGCTTTGCGTTTTAACGCACACCTTCGTTTCTTTTCTGCCGGTGTTAATTCTTTTGATGTGCGTGGTGTAGCTGAATTAACTCGCTTGGATGGCCTACAGTATGGATATTTTCTTTTTGAATCCTTATTTCTACCACAAGGTTTGCCTGTACATATATCAATCCACTTTTCTTGAAACCAACGCGCTAGATCTCCAAACTCACACCGATACTTACCTCCCTTACGCTTGTATTGACTTACAAGCTGGCCAGATGCATAGGCACTCGGCCATCTTTTTACGGTTGATTTAACCTTGGATTTTACACGATTGTAAAGAGCTTTATCTACAGGAACCGATTTCTTTCCCTTGCAGTGTGTTGGCATTGTATTATAATATATTTAAAGAAAAAAATAATTACTGTTATTATAAAACAATGTATAATTCAAACGGACCACCAAGAGGATCCAATGTTGTATCGGATCAATCAAGTTATGATCTGGTTTATAAAGACATAATTATTAATTCGACACTGGGTACTCAAAATGGTAATACCATCAGTTTTAATTTATCGACCGATTCCATGAACCAGGTCTATAAAGCAGAACTTATAAGCGCAACTGTGAAGTTTAATACAGCCATAAACACAAATGTTCAAAATAACTGTCTTATTCTTAGTATTCCACAGTTAAATGGTACATCAACAAGAGTTGCTGGTAACACGACTTCTTCTAACCCAGCTGTTAATCAAGTCTTTAACCCAGCAACAAATACCTACGAACCAGTTGATGTTATTACAGCTAACTCAGGACAAGGTAGCAATATAGTACAAGGTGCTATCTTTTGTCAAATTCCCGATAACAATACACCTCTTACAGCTGCAAGTCTTACAAGTAATAATACAATAAGCTTACTTATTGGTGCAAAGGTATTTGAAACCTTACAGTTTTACAACCCACCTATTAACAAAATTAATCAAATCGATGTTACTTGGTTCGATACACAATCCAATCAGATAGTCTTAAGTAATTCTACGTCAGGAGCAATCAATAAGTACTATTTTACTTTAAGGATACACTACTTCCAAAAGCGATACAATACAACCGCCTTTTCAACTAGTGTATATAATAATGTTGGTACAGGAACTATGGATTCAATTTTCAAACCACAAGGTTCATTTTAATCTACCAGGTGTTTTAAAGGCAGACCACCCAGATGATGTATGAAGATGTTCCATGAGCTGAGGTTTCTCAGTTGTAAATGTACCAGAATCATTACTAAATATTATTTTTTTTATACGATACTTAACCATTAGTTTCAAACATTCATTACATGGACGCGAATTTTTTATATGTCCATCCCTACCGAAACGAACTACAACTATTACATGGTCACTAAGATCTATAACGTCTTTGAAAGGTTGTAATTTACAGCTTTTCAAAACCTTATGTATTACATCCATTTCAGCATGAGTAGAAAAACATATACATTCGCCATTATAGGAATTGCGAAGATGATTAGAACCATGAAACAAAGGTTTGCCGTTTTTGTATATTCCGGAGTAGTGCTGGAACCCATACGGACACTTATTGTCAGGAACAATACTACCGATCAAGTTGTTTATTATCTTCAAGGTCATTAAGCATCTTAATTAATTATTTTTTTTGACTTTAAATGCATTTTCTTTTTAAAATAAAATAACCGTTCCTTTTAAATGAATTTACAAACCTTTGAGACTTATACAAAGAAAAACTATCTCCCCGATTCCATTTATACCGTTTGCAGTGAATATACACAAGACTGTAATGTTTGTAGCAATAAACTTTATAGCCCCGTTGTAGGAGGTATGGTTCATGACTCTCAAATGGGTAAAGTACTTTGTCCCTTCGGTATGGGTGATTCAATGAACCAACCAATATTTGGTGATCAAGCATACATTAATATAGGTTCAATTAAAAATAAACCAGGATGGGGAAATACAACATGGGGACATGCACCACAGATGGATCCTCGAAGCCTTACCAAAATTGGTTTAAGTTGGCGAACAAGTTAAAATTAATCAAAATAAAATAACCGTTCCTTTTAAATGAAAATAAATTACATTTATATAATAGTAGTTATAGTAATTATATTTGTTTATTTTATATTTAGTAAAGATACATTTTATAACATCAAAGAAGAAAAAAGAGCAGAAGACGATCTATTTTATCGACCTCACGTTTATACAAGTGAAGTTGTACCAGCTTTAAAAAATAACGATATCATCACAAAAACTGAATTACAAAATCTTTTTGAAGTTCTCATACAAACCATTTCTGAAAATGGACCTCCAGGTGGTGCAAATACTAACGTCGATCAAAATAAATACGATCTTATTTTTAAAGACGTCATTGTATGTTCAGAAAAAAGAAATACAGATAAATATCCATGTCCCAACAGTTATTCTATGGATCTTAATTTAAATGTAAATAATATCTATAAAGCAGAACTCATTGAAATATATGTACCAGCTGCCACCGACGATGCTGTAAATATACCTGTATTTGGTAATAGACTTTACTTTCAATACACTAACGCTGGTTTAACAACTATAGGTTATGTTATTATTCAAGCAGGTACCTACCAAAGTCCCGATTCTATAGCAATTGAACTAACAAGACAGTTTTATATTGTATTAATGTCAGCTGGATTTGTTGTATCGACTTATGTAGGTGTTAATGTTGCCTACGACCGTGATCTCAATAGATACATCTTTCAAGATAAAGACTACAATACAAATCCAGTTAATTTACCAACATTAATAATCTATCCTACAAATGATTACGTTATAAATGCTAATATAACAGTTCAAGATTCAATAGCAAGTTATATCATGCTTAATTATGAAGGACCTTATATTTATTCTCCATATGAAAGTGGTCCAAAACAAATAGTCAATGATAACTGTAACCTTGTTGTCGATAATGCTATAACTTATGGAGAATATACAGATCCAGCAGTTCAACAAGTAGCATTGAATGTAGATGATCAATTTAGTAACTCAATTGTATCAGATCTTGTACTTACACACTACAAGTTATATATTTCACTTGGTAAATTAAATGGAAATACATGTAATATAGTAAGTGATCAAACACCCGGTAATATAGTCGGAAATGTACCAAGTGTATTTGCACAAATTCCCAATAATTCATGTGTTAGTAGTAGTAGCGTAAAAACTCTTCTTGGCCAACCTCATATGTTTAGTGCAATTCAGTTTTACAATCCATTGATTAATAAATTGAATAAACTTGATATAAAATGGTATTCTGATGATGGAAAACTCGTTCGAATTCTAGATCACTCTTTTACTTTAAGAGTTTATTATTTCCAAAAGAGAATGCCTGGAACTGATTTTTCCATTCCAATTCCATAAAAATAAAAATAAAAAGGTAAATAAAGGTTATGGATTGTAAAATAATTTTGGTATTGTTATTAATTTTATTGTTGGTAATTAAACAAAAAACAAGTAGTTTTACAGGTATTCAGGAAATCTTAAATGATAAATACACGTCATGCGATATACCAAAAGACAACAATTTAGTTCCAAGAGGAAAACTTCCAGCTGGAAATTATCTTGGATTCAATAAAATAGAAAGAGAAAATCTATTAAAAAATTTTATTAATAACGGAGAAAACAATTTAAACAATCTTTTTTAATTAAATAAAATGGAAATAAATTATTCTTTCGATAATTTAACGGATCTCATTAAACATGCGGAAAATTATAAATACAGGAGGAAAAGACAAAGAACAAGTTATTCAGATCATTTAAGAAAAGAACAACAACCACAAGAAAACCTCATTCCCCACAACGTCGATATGGAAAGACTAATTTATTGTATAGAACCTTTAAAAAAATTAAATAAACTGATCGGTATGGATGAACTAAAAAAAAATGTTGTAGATCAGATTCTCTTTTTCTCACAGGATCTAAATACAAATGAAATGATGCATACCTGTTTAACTGGACCACCAGGTGTTGGTAAAACAACACTTGGAAAAATACTTGCAGAACTTTACTGTTCTCTTGGCATTCTTGAAACAGATAACTTTAAAATAGTTAGCGCACCTGAACTGATCGCGGGATATGTTGGTCAAACATCTCTTAAAACAAATAAAGTTTTAAAAGGAAGTATAGGTGGTGTTCTATTTATAGATGAAGCGTATTCTTTAGGATCAACTGATCTCGAAGGATACTCTAAAGAATGTATAGATACCATTAATAAGTTTTTATCGGAAAATACTAAAAATTTTATTATGATTATCGCGGGTTATCAAGATGAACTTGATAAATGTTTTTTTAGTTTAAATAAGGGACTTCGGAGGAGGTTTCCGTGGGTGTATAATATAGAAAAATATACAACAGACAATTTAGGAGATATATTTAGATACCAGGTGTATGAAAATGGATGGGAATTGGATGAATCCATAAACAC